TCATTTACAACATCTGTCATTTTAACACCCCAAGTAATACTAGTACCACTTGTGATAAGTTCTCTTGGGACAATCTGAATAATGTTAGATTTATACTCTGTAGGAACTATCTGATTTTTAAATACCGCTTCAGAGAAATCCGCTACCGAGAAAGCACATTTATTAATTCTAAAAGCTAAATCTTGATTTTGTTCTGCTGTCCAAGTTGATGCATTTTGTGATTTAAAAAATGATCCAACATATGGTTGTTCAGAAACTTTTCTAGTCGTTCCAATAATATTGTCACCTAACTCTGCAAGAAATACCTCATACTCTAAACTATTTGAAAGAATAACAAAAGAAAATTCACCAGGTTGTAAGTATACTAATCCTTTATCAAACAAAAAGTTTGTTGATACTGATGCATCTTCACTAGTAGTTATATCATCTGGTAATTTTGATATATCACTAAACGGAACTACTACAGTAGATGGATAACCATTATTAGTAGTTCTGATTTCCAATGTTACTGGAATCTTATTAGTATCTTTGCTCTTAAAATATATATCAACACTTGAAAGAAATATACCATTTGGATATATAGTTCCATCTACAAAGAAAGTTTCTGCTAAAGGATCTCTTGGTGGAGGTGGAGGTGGAGGAGTAAAGAACGTAACACTTGTATCAATAACAGCTCTTGATTCTCTACTAGTTCTCCTTTCAATTCTTGGGACTCTTGTAGAAATAACTACATTCTCTCTTTGTTGTAATAAACCACTTGCCTGATAAATTATTTCAGCACGTGTGCTAGCAGTTACTAAATCTCCTGCTGCATTATCAAGTAAAAGAAATTGTTTGTCACCTACTCTGAATCTTAAAGTATCTGAATTTGGAAGAGAAAAAGTCACACCTGCTAATGAACCAGATTCATCAGTATAAAGTGGATCACCTATTACACCACCACTAGGTGTACAATATGCTGAAATAGCATCACCATCAAAAAATGGATATACCTGTGTTAAAGGTTTCATTCCAGTTACATTAACAGCTACATCTCGTGCTCGTATAAAAGGAATAATAGACACATCGGTAACTCTATCACCAATCTCATTTCTTACTGTTTCTGTACCTGTTATTTCAGCACGTTCTATTGATCCTTGTTGAAATGAAAGTGTTTCAGTTTGGTTCCTTAGTGATTGTCCATTTCCCGCACCACGTCTTTCTGCTGCTGTCGTTCCTCTTGTCGTTGATCTAAGTGTTCTTCCTGTTCCTATTGTTTCCCAACTATTAAATTGACTTTCAAAACCGAAACCAATCATTTGTTCCCAACCATCATTTTCACCATTTAAATTTACAACAACTTCTGGTCGAGTATTAGTATCAATCCAGTTATCATTTGGTGGAGTTAACTCCACAATACCAATCCACGCAACTACAGCAAAAGGATTAACATTAATAAATTTACTTGCTAATGGTTGATCAATAAATACTTCACTAGAATAAGGAAGTGAAATTAAATCACCTGTTCGCTGTATCTGTGTTGAATCTGTAGAATTAAAATCAATATCTGTTAGATTTTGTGTAAATGGTGGTCGTAAATATCTTTCTTGAAAATCAATAGAACATTTATAATCAGGACTAAACACATTACCAACAGAATGACCACTAAATTCATCTACTAATATTCCACTTTTAAATCTATCTAATCCAGCACCATCTTTAATAACTAATGATTCTGTAGCTCTTTCTAATAAAGATAGAGAAGTATAATATTCAACATTACTTAAGCGTTTTTCAAGATTACTAATATCACGCATAGTATATCGTTTATTTTCAATATATTCTATTCCTACAGTATTCGCCTTAAATGTATACGCAGGAATTTTTATTCGATACAAATCCATTGTTCCATCCATCCGTGATGGTGGTGTTTGTTGTAATGAAGGAACTCCCTTATTATTTCCAAATACATCTTCAGCAACAACATCTCTTGCTGATGTTCCTATCTTACTTAAATATACCGAATCAGTCCTTGGTAAATAATAACTATAATCAGCTGACCAATTTGTATTTGGAACAGGTAACTCAATATTTTGCATTAATGTTCCACCATCAGCACGCCTTGGTCTAAAGTCAACACAATCTCTAAGGTCAAATGAAAGACCTGTAGTAGGACTGACATAGGCCGGTATCATACTAAAATCAACGGAAGAGTATGAATCAACTGAAAAATAACCAATACCAACATGAGTGAAATAATCAAATAGAATTGTGATCTGTCCAGATGGAGCAACTTGTCCACTTTTTAATTTTATTCGACCGTGGTCATAAAAATTATCTCGCATCCCAGTATCTAATTCATAACGTGATGTTACGTCTGTATGACCACTTACAACAAGAGATATAGTTTTAGTAACCCCACTTGTTGCTCCTGTTATAGTTTCTTGTACAAAAGTTCCTGTTATAGGAACATATTGAAGCGAAGTTGCACCAGCTACACTTGAAACAACTGTTCCGGTAGCATTAGAAGTAGTACCAGTAATAATTTCTCCTACTGTCATTGCATCATTAGTAGGATTGTCTAAGTTAAACGAATCAATTATCGGTGTAACTACTAAATCACCAGAATCATATATCGCATGAATGCTAAAACAATCAGATACATCTAAAGAATCATATGCACCGTTAACAGTATTTGGTGTAGCAATAGTCTTTGATAAAAGATGAACCAAAGTTTTTGACTTTTCTTGTTTTCCATCTAAATTAATTGTTGCTATAATATCAGCTGTAAAATTACCAGTTCCACCAGTATCAAAAGCTGCAGTAGTATTATTAGGTGGATTTACAGTAATAGTCTGACTACCACCAGTAAAGTCTATAATCTGACCAACAGTATATCCTGAAGTTCCAACCGTCTTAACTGTTACAAGATATCCTTCTAATTTATTTGTATCACTTAAAGTACCTGTTCCAAAAAATGTTTCTGTATTACCTGTTGTTGTTATGGATGATATACCAGTTGCAAAAACAACATTTTCAAATACTCTTCTTGTTTTAAAACTCGTATCAATAGTACCAACGTCATCACGAATTGTTTTAATAACTTTTTGTGATAAAGGAAATACTAAACTGTTTTGATTCGTTTCATATATATTGGTAGCACCAGATGATACTCCTCCTGTTCGACCAGTTTCATCTATATCACAGGAAGAAAGTTCAACAACAGGTGTTGTTGATGCATCAACTGGAATAAAAAATGAATCAACAGCAGAAAAAGCAGAAGAGGTCATTATAATATCATAAATATATAAATTAAAAACTCCAGTACTAATATAATCTATACTTCTAACTTTTGCCGTTCCAATTTTTGTATTTGCATAAGTAGTATCATCTGTTAAAACAATAGATGACGAAGCTACACTATGTAAATCAATTGAAGAATGGTCAGATATATTAAATAATCCTTTCAAATTTTTAATAACAGCATAATTACCATACTGCATCAATCTGTCAAAATTGTTTACAGTCGTAAACGTCCTAGCCTTATCAATTGTAATATCAGTACCAGTAAAAGTTTCATATTCTTTTCCTTCAATGAAAGCTTTACCTGGATCAATACGAACTATAAATTTCGTATCATCAGTTTTATGTTCTTTAGTTTGAATATTGAATGATCGTACAGTATAATTTCCTGATTCATCATACGTTCTACTAGCTAATGTTTTTTCTAATTCTGAATAAATTGGTCTTCTAAAATCTTTTTGTATAAGACCATCACTAATTCTCAACATTTCAAAGAAATCTAAATCATCTACACTAGTAAGAGTTTTTGTAATTAATTTTAAAGCAATTTTCAAACGATCAGAACCAGGTGCAGAAAAATTATATGCCCCTTGTGCATTATCTAACAAAGTAGAATCTACTCCAGAGTCCACAATTGTTTCAGCGACTGCAATACCAATTTTCTTTGTTGGTCTATCACTATATTTTTCTAAAATAATTGTTTGAGGATCATTACGAACAAAATTACCTTGGATATAAAATACACCTGCATCAATAGAAACAGCAGATCCTCTACCTGTTGCACTAGTTTCTTGTAAAAATGCAGTAACTGATAAATCATTTGAAACAATACGTTCGGCGGGTGAAAATACTGCAGCAGTATTTAGATTTGCAGTACCACCTGCACCAGAACCACTACCACCAGAAAATCCTACAGTAGGTGCAGAAGTGTATCCTGATCCTTTACTTGTTATATTAACCCCTAAAACTTCTCCAGCAGTACCAATTACCGCTAGACCAGAAGCTCCTGATCCACCACCACCTGTTAAAGCAACTGTTGGTGGTGCAATATATCCAATACCTTGCCCAGTTATAGTAATACCTTGTACTTGGGTAGTAACTGATGCTCCGGAAATATACTTTACGAAAATAGTATCTGGGTCTCCAGTACCGAGATCACTTACAGAACTATTTAAAACAATAGCACGACAACCTGACGTTGTACCGTATATAGTTTTTCCTACAAGATTACCAACATTAATATTTACTCCATTATATAATGCTTGTAATTTTACATATTCATATTCCAGATTAAGAGTGATATCACCACCGGTAACTTTAGAACCGTCTTGAAAAATATGATTCCCAAATCGTTTGATTTGATTTCTTAAAATAGTCTGCTCTTGCGTAAGTTCGCGTGCTTGAACAGGAAATCCTGCTTTATATAATATTTGATGAAAATCTTTAGTTTCATCATAATCATCAAAGTAGGGACTTTGATTTGTATTGATATTGTAATTTGTCATTTACAGTTTCCTTTGATTAGACTTAAAATTCACAAACGATTTTTATATCTTCGGTTGAATCTGATGCTCTGTTAATTGGTCCTCTAAATTCTGAATAGATAATAAGTCCAGTAGCTGACTTTAATTCTGATTTTTCATAAACATTACTCGTTGCCGGAGTAACACCATCTAATAGTAAAGGATCAACTAAAAGTTGTACCTTTCTAAAATCATCTCCTACCGGAAAGTCACCACCTTCAATTCCTACTAAACGGCTATTTAACATTACAAATGCTCCTCCTAATTCGTTGACAGCACTAAAACCATGCCCCCCTTGAGGACTAATCATTACCTTTAATGTTGCACTTATTCCACCTGCACCTAAACCACTAACTACGGTAGCAACTGCTGAACGATATATTGTTCCTTTTGTTTTCATAGTAATAGCTTCAATAACACCTGTTGATACATCAACTCTTGAAACATGAGCAGTAGCATCATTATTATCTACAGATGCCAAAGTAACAGCAGGCATAACATCATATACACTTGTCGAATCAGGTTCTGTGGAAGCTGAATCCCAATTCGGAGTAATAGTTGCAGTTTCAAGTGTTCCATCATAATCAGTTATTGTTCTCAACTGTCCAATTCCTTTACCCGCTCTAATATACACCGTCATATTATTATAATAATCATCAGTTTGGTGATTATTTTCCCATGTTTGTCCAGTACCAGATGTCAACTTAATTGTATTTGTTGTTGACGAAACTGCATTTCCAGTATTAGATTTATATAAGGTTCCACCAGTTACAATATTAATATGTTCTATTGATCCATCGACTGCTGCATTTTCTACTGCTGCCTGATCCGGATTAGCAATAGAATCAGCAGGTGATTTTATTGGAATCCAATCAGACGTTACAAATTTAACAACATCTGATTGCTGAACTTCATACATAAATTTCCACTTATAACGATCTGCTGTTTCAAAAACACTTGTTCCTGTACCAGTAGGCTCATTAAGAGAAAGAGCACCACCATAATTACTAATACACTTATATACTTTAAAATTAGAGTTCATTACAAAAAAGTCCGTTAATACACCACCTGGATCTGGTAAACCATTAACACCTAATTTCACCCCATCTATCATATCATCTTGTAGATGATCGTATTCTGCATATCTAGTATTGGTTGTCCAATTAACTCTTTTAATTACATGAGAAACATCTGCAGAACTAATTTTTTTAACTGCAATTAAATCATTATGGTTTTTATAATATGCTACTGCAGTATCAATAGGAACCGGAATAGTAGCATCATTAGGCGCTGTTTCAATATACTCTCCCAAACTTACTCCAGACCATGGGGTATCCTTACCAATAGATAAATAAACATTGTTACCAACAAACGCGTTAATGAAATTATCAGCATTGAATTTTCTAAAACTGTTATTAATTATAGCAGACATTTTTTTTCCTCATCTTTTTATTTATTATAATATTTATAATACTTTTTGCGTGAATTATTATTTTTTATGGTGGGTTACCACCTGGTTGATACCATTGTAATGTAATTGGACCATCTAATGGTGGTAAAACTTGATTGGCCGTTCCGTATACATTTGCAACAAAACCTGAAGTAGTCGTTTCACCATAAGTTACATCAGGAGTCACAGCATGATCCCATTGTGTAATTATTGCATTTGTTAGATTTCTTTGCTTCATACCACCCAATGATTGCCAATCAAATGTTAATTGCTCTAAGAAAGGACCTATACCAGTTCCAGATTCTGTTCCTCCAGGCTGCCCAGACCCAGTAATTATAATAGTTGGTGCAGTTGTATATCCAGATCCACCATTTGTAAGTGTTATAGCAGTTACAATACCAGCAACAACAGTTACATCTGCTTTAGCACCAGTTCCATCTGTTCCAGTATTATCAAACACAACTCCTGGTGCACCTATACTTAGTCCTGAATGATCAACATATCCGGATCCACCTACTAAGTTTGAAAAACCAGTTACACTACCAGCAACAACAGTTACATCTGCTGTAGCACCAGTTCCTCTAATACCTTGAGAATATCCACCTTGTGTTCTAAATTTCCAATAATCTAATTTTCTTCTCAACGGCCCTAATCTTAATTGTGTTGAAAGAATAATTTCATCTGTCATGTTTCCGAAATCAGCCATTTCTTCAGTTTCTTGTAAATCTGAAATAAGACCATCATCACCATATCTAGTTGCCCCAAGTGTTATCCACAAATATTCATCCAAACCTTGTAGATTTTTAAGAGAATTTATTCCTAGTAATTTAATATATGTTTGACAAACGGTTGGTGCTACAAAGAAAGTAGGAGTAGTAACTAAACCCCAATCATCTGATTCTGTAACGGATAAAGAAACTAAATCAAAATCCTCGTTTGGATTTGGTTCTTCTGAAATAGGATCGAGTACTGACAAATAATCTAAATCAAGTAAGAAAATATAATTAATCTCTCCCTCACAAGAATCAACTGGTAGTTGAATAATAACAGGCGGTTCAATTGTACCTTCATGAAAAATAATTGTATATTCTTGTTTTGGTGCATCATCAAATGTGTATGCATTTAATCTAGTAGATGCAGTACTAATCATTTGTACATTACCAAACATTGCCATACCAGCTGGATGAACTACTCGTTTTACAATTTCTCGCCAATCATAAATTGAATGACTGGAAGTTATAACGTAAGAAAATAATTGATAGTACTTACTATCTTGGATGTATTTACCTGCTGAAAGAAAACCATCATCACCAGCCCAACCAACATTATGCTCATTTTCATATCCCGAAATAGTTCCCGTCCCTACTGCTGTACCATCACCCTTAGGAGTAAAATCTAAAGATGGACTAGTTAAATAACCAAAACCATTATCTACAATTTTTAATGTTTTAACACCACTAATATTCCAGCCTGTTAAATTAACATCAAGTCCAGTACCAGATCCACCACTAACAGTTGGTAGTTTAATATATCCTCTACCTCCATTTTCTACTTCTATTTTTGTAACTGTACCTGCTCCCAGAGCATCAATTTCTTTTACAATTAAACTAGCAGTTCTTCCATCAACATCTACTTCATCGGCGTTATTAGTAAGTGTTAGTATATCTCCAACGACATATCCAGTACCACCACTTACTATATTAGTACCTGTAACTATTCCAGTAGTTAATGAATCAACTTTAAGAACAGCATTAGAATTATTTATTCCACCTGAAGCTAAAACTATATCACCTATACTATAACTATTACCAGAATTTGTTATAGTATAATCTGTAAGCATGGAGCCAACTGTGAATGTATAGTTGCCAAAAACTATTTGATCATCAGATATAAATGAATTTCTTAATCCGGATAAATATAATGTTGATACATCTGTACTACCAACCTTTTCTTTTAATATTAATTCTACTACTGCTTCTGCTCCAGAAACAGTACCAATTATTCTAGTTCCTGCTAAACCAAAAATTGCATCAGTTCCAGATACATCTATTACTCTGATAATTTTATTCTTAGTATACTTACCATCTGATAAACGTAACATATCAGATGAAGGATAATAAAAATCAATTTCGTCTTTATATAATAATCGAAATAAAAACTTAAAGGATTTTTCACTACCTTTAGAACGATAAAAGTCACGAAGATTTTTTAATACAAATGGTTTATTTGCATTAGCAAATACTGCCTCTGGAATATCTTTACCAAATTGTTGTTTAAAATAGTCAAGAAATTCATCAGTAGTTTTGTCAAGATTAGCATAGTGCTGTAAATTACCAATGACCTCAACTGGTTTACCAATTTGTTCCATGTACTCATAATAAGCTTCCAAGAAAGCTATAAAAGTAGGATGATCAGTCTTCACAAAATCCGGTAACTGTCCTTGTACCTTTACACTTATTCTTTCATCAAAAGCAGGATGAATTGGTGAATTTATATTTGCAATAGTCATATTAAATTATTTCCGATACCATATGAATAACAATTGCTTCTGAATCATTAACATCATACGTTAGTATTTGTTCTCGTAATGGTGTAACATCTGAAGTAGTAACTAGAGGATGTACACTAAATTTAATAAAAGCATCACCAGAAGTAATTGAAACCGGTGCAAAATTAATTAGTTTAATTTGTCCTGTACTATAATCTACTGTACCTATATTTGTTGTTCCGTCGGGTAAAATCATTTGTTCAAGAAG